ACCAATCGTGGTATTACCCGTAGAGGTGAGGTCTGTCACCGTCGTCGCTCCAGCGCCCAGCGTCCCGGTGGTGGACAGGTTCTCGTCACCAAAGGAGATGGCACCGGAAGAGTCTGTGATGCTGGCCGCTGCAATGGTCGTGGTGTTCGTGCCGTCTGAAATCTTCAGATCGTCAGCCGACTCGTCCCAGAGCATATAGGCACCACTGGTTGCCCCGAAGAACTTCACATCGTAACCGGTGTCATCGACGCCGACGGTGATGGTGCTGTTGAACTGTGAGGCGCCTGAGAAGGTCATCCCACCTGTGGAGGCGTCCAGGCGCAGTGTTTCTGTGAGGGTTGTGTTCTGGATGGTGTTGAAGACGATGTCAGCGTACTCTGCGCCACCTGTGGCATCTGTGAAGACCACATCGATGGTGGCGATGTCAGTCTTTGTGCCCGAAGCATTGTCAGCGTAGAAGGTGACCCGGGGACCGTCGCCAACCGCAGCTGTGCCGCTGCCTGGATTGATCCCAATGTCCATGACTTCCCGGGGACCTCCGGCGGCGGCCGCTGTGTTCTCGAAGGTCTTCTGGGCTGTGAGCGTTTGGGCAACATCCACTGTGACGATGGCATCGGTGCCTGCAGTGGCCACGTTGCCTGACGTCATTGTCTGCGATTCCAGAAACGCCAGAATATTGGTGATGTAATCACGGATGGGTTCGGCATCAATGTTGTCGCCGGGGTCCGGAAGACTTGAAGAAGGTCTTGTTACAGTTGCGGTAGCCATCGATTACTCCACGATCCGGTAGATAACATCGTATCCCGCAATGTCGGCAGGGTCTGTACCACTCCATTGCGGCGAAAAACTGCGAGCTTGCCTGTTGACCCAGAAGTCCAGCTTCTCGTTGGTTCCTCCGGGGTACTCCGTTCCAGAATTGTAAGACTCTCCAGAATTGTAAGTCAGGGCGGTGCCGGCAGTCAGCGATGTGGTGCGGGAGGTCTGCTGGCCTTGGTCAAGTTCAACGGTGAGTGAAATGGTCTGCGAGGAAGGCTTCGATCTCACGTATGTCCGAATGTAGTGAATCTCTTTGGTTTTGCCAGGGTGCCCCAGATCGTTGGGCTGCATGGCGATGCGCCACGAGAACGCTGTGCCATTGTCGGTGAGCTGGGTACTCTCATTGCCCTTGTACAGATACCCATCGAAGCTCCCCAACATGTCCAGCTCCTCGTTGGAGATCTGGATCTGGTCCGCATAACTCATTGCATCTGTGGTGGTGTCAAACCACACATCGTCTGTGATCCAATCCCACACCAGCTCCTTGTCGTGGCCGTTGGTGTTGGATGCAGAGGAGACGCGGAGACGCACTTGCCGATCCTTCTCGCGGACGCGGGCTTGCGCGTACTGCAGACGGCTTTGATTCAGGCTCGCCCACTCATCCTGGATGTTCTCGGTGATGACCCGAAAGCCTCCATCCCGGGTGAAGACGAAGGGGCCTTCCCGAGCAGCCCCAAAGACAAACTCTGGGCGCGCCAGCAAAGAGTGCTTCGACACGGGTGTGAAGCCTTTGAACTCCTCTCCGAACTCATACTCGAGACGCCCGGTAGTGTTCACCACTCTGCCAGTGTAGGCCCCGTCTTCCTTGAAGATCCAGAGCATGCCCCAGTTGTCCACGGCGCCTACGATGGGTGCGCCGCCTTCGTACAGCTCTGTCTTGTTGGTTTCGATCCACGTTTCAATGTCCACTTGGTACGTCCGACGTTCAATGTCCGACCAGTAGAACCGCGTGGGGTACTCGACACCGCTGATGGTAGGCCGCAGACAGACAAGGACGCCCTTGTGGATCGCCATGTCATGTGTTTTCGACCAAGGCATGCCGGTCATGTCTGCGGCGTTGTTGGAGAGAGAGCTGCCATCCCACAGCTGGATCTGATCCACTGCGTTGTTGATGATGGCTTTCTTCTGGAGATACAGGATGCGGGCACGGTCATCGTTGCCACCTGTGAGTGCGCTGCCCGTCAGCACGGTACGGGTGGCCCCATCATCTTCGTAGATCGCTGTTGGCGTGACGAAAATTTGGCGTGAGGTATCGCCCGGGAAAGTGATCTGCTTGTACCCTACGGTGGGTTCGCCACTCGGCAACTGTGTCGCATTGTATGTCCGATACCCATTGCGGGTGGCTGCCTGCCCACGTTCCGTGAGGTTGACGTTCTCCAGCGCCGTGGGATTCTCGGGAGTGAGGCGTGCATCTGGGTAACGCCAACGGGACATCTGCCCCTTCACCCGAAACATCGGCGACGTTTGTAAGCCTCTTGTAATACTTTCTTCAGGCATCCCGCAGGCTCACACGAAATCAAAACCCTCGATCAGCGGGCGCCGTGGACGCTGCCGACCGAAAGGCATGTTGGTCACATCACGAAAAGTGTTGACGCGGGCACTGTTCGACAAGCCCGTCTGCGTCGAGATGAGGAATTCCTCTCGCCGTGTCTTGTGGGTTTGTGCGTGGGAGATCGCCACGGACTCCAGACCAATCTTCGGGAACAGATCCTCGACGGTGCCCCATACCAGCAGATCGTGGAACTCCAAGGGCAGTTCAGGCCAGTCAGTGTCCTGCACGAGGGGAGGCTTGCGCATCTCTCCACGCACCGTGTACGTCACTGCCGCATCCGGACCGGGATAAAACTCCACCCACACAAAGTCACCACTGGCCCACCACTTGGGAATGCGCGCCAGCACGTTAGCCGAGGCATCCTTCACGATAAGCGTGCCACTGAAGATCCCAGAGGACACTGTGGTGGTCTTGACCACACGTTCGATGGTCGTGAATGAGGAGGTCAGTGTGGCCGCCGTAGTGCCCGTCATCGTGATGTCTTCGTCGATCAGTGCACCATTGGCGTCGCGCCCCACGAAGTTCACACTGTAGGCAGACCCACTGTCTGCAGTGGAGTCGCTCTCGACGGTAATGCCGGCCGCAGCCGCAGGCTGCTTCTGAACCCCAATGACCTGTAGCGGGTACGCGCGCGATGGAGTGCCTGTCGTGGTCGTACCGGGATAGGAAGTATCGAACTCCCGCGCGGTGATGGAGTAGATATTCCGCTTGTTCGTTGGATCATCAATGTTGAGAATCCGGCGAACGCCGTGCGGCATACCGTATTGCGACGTTCCCGACTCGGTGGTGAGTGAGAACTCCCGAGACTCATGCGCCACCTTCGAGAGATCGAGGTAACGCTGATACACCATATTGATGTACAGCTCAAGCAAATTCTCGAACTCACCGCCACTGGACTGGCCGGCAAGCTCGAGAAGTCTGCTCTTAATGTTTCCGTATGTCACTTACTCTGTCGGCGAGGAGCCCGTTTGGGCTTTTCCTTTGCCGCTCCCTCGGAGCGACGTTCCATCTCAGTCACAAGTGCCTCAAGATCCACTGACTTCAGCAGTGTTTCGGCATCTGCAGAATGCTGACCTTTGGAGTGCATGTTCTCCATGCCCTGCGAGAACGCCGCAGAGATCGTCTCGAACATGTCCGCCTTGTTGGTGGCTTCCTTCTGCTCCGCGGTGCGGAATGCATGCTCCCGGAGTTCCGGCCCATTGGTTCGGAGAATGCGCGTGACCCGAAAGCTCCAACGCACTGCGCGCTCGGCTTCTCGTCCAGCATTCTCTTCCCACTCCTCGGTCTCTTCGTCTGTGATGTAACGTCCATCTACGTATCCGAAGACCCCCGAAGCCATTCCCATCAGATCAATGACCAAGCCATCCTGTTCTCCGACGGAGCGGCGTTCGCCACTTTCATCGGCAATGCCCACACGTGGGCGACGAGAACGGCCAAAGGGAATGTCCGCGACGATCTGCTCAAACCACGTGTCATGGTGTTCCGTGTCCGAGATGTGCATGTCCGTATTCTCGTACTTGTGAAACACCACTTCCTGCAGTTGCTCATCCGTCAAGGGCACTTCCACGCCGTCCGCCGTCGCTTCTGTGGATTCGACTACGGTAGGATCAAGCGTCAATGCCATGAAACAAGTATCTCCTTACTGAGAGTAAGCCACGGTGATGCTGCCGCCCGTGGTGGTAATGTCAACGTACACACCACCGTCGAAAAACAACCCATCATCGCCGAAGTCCAGCACCACAGTATCGTTGATTGGCGCCGTGGCGAGTGCCCGGACTGTGCCGGAGCCCGCTGTGCCTTCCTCGATGGACCCTACCGTGATGGCAGCGCCGCCCTGGATGATGACCTGGAATACAATGCTGTCCGCACCAGACGTGCCAATCACGCCATCAGTAGTGCGGTTCTGTGAGGTGTGCGGGACACCTATTGTTGGGGCCATGTGAATCTCCTCAGACTGAATATACGCTGCATCATGGTTGTATGCCAGTGCTTACACCAGCTCTCGCCAGCATGGGTGTCAGTGGATTGGCATTCCACAGCATGGGCACATTGGCATTGGGGTCACCCAAGACAAACCTCCAGCATGGTTTCCACACGATCCTTGTATGTATGGCAGGCGCGCACCAGATCGTGGCCCTGACGCGCTATCGCGAGGCGTTCCATTGGATGATTCAGTGTCCATCGAATGCGCTCTACGGCCTCTTCAAGGCCCTCATATCCAATATAGTGTTTCCCCTCCTCAAAGCCAAGGTCCTCCAGGCCCTGCACATCCGTATTGGTGACAAGCGCCGTGCCGTAGGAGAGGGTCTCGAAGAAGCGCATGTTCAGATCGTCGCGGATGCTGATGTTGAAGCCGACCCGCGCATTGTGGTACACCTTGGCCGCATCCACGAAGAACTTGTTCATGGCAAGCCAGCTCGAGGGGAACTCTGCCATGACGCGATCCAGGTACTCTACCCGGTCATGAGACTTGTCATCGTCTCCGGCACCCCGATTGAGATACCCCACAAAAGCCACATCGAAGTCTGGCGCGTCGTACTGGCTGTACTCCCCATGAGTTACCATCTCGGCAATGCAGGGGTCCACTGATGGGTGGCAAGCCAGTGGGAGCCACATTGCAGGCAGGCCCTCTTCGCGCATGCGAGTAGCACCGTCTTTCTGGGCCGTGAACACATGGTCAAAATGCGCGGCCCACTCTCGTCGCTGCTCCCACCCAAGATGCGTATCGACCAGCCAGCAGGCAGAAGGAATGCCCTCAGGGACTTCCATCGGAATATCATCCCGACCATCGTCGATGAACAGTGCAAGATCGTGCTTCAGATCCTTCGGATGTTGCACAGGCCGTGTATACCGTGTGCAGCCTGCCTCCTTGCCGTCTGCCCGAACAATGGTGTCCCACACTCTGCGGGCAGTCCCATTATTGCGGATCTCCGCATTGTAAAAAACTCCGATTGAAGGCATCATTGGGCATGCTCCACTGTGGCATGGAGGTGCCCATGCGGGGTTTCAGCCAACGCGGTGAGCTGGTAACCACATTGGGTGACCAGATTTGTCAAGGACACCGCAGTGTAGCAATGGGTGTGGGGCGCATCCATCAGCATTGTGTTGTGTCTTGTGTGGGAGGGCAGCGCAAGGTACAACCTTTGGCAGCGGCCCATCCAGTCATGCAATGTGGCAATCGGGTCCACAACATGCTCAAAAATATGTGAAGCGAGGATGAAATCCGCAGACAGCCCCTCGGGCAACTCCTCCACATCAGCAACAATATCCGGATCTGCTTGCCGAAAGCGTTCCCCACCAACGCCCGCACTTTCCCCGTCTCGAATGTCCACATTGATCAGACCTGGATACCGCGCGGACCCGCAACCCAGATTCAAGCCTGTGCGCCCCTCCTCCTCGTCAAGAATTGACGCAACCCACAGCTTGTTGTGGTCTTGCGCCAGCGACTCTGCAACCTCACAAGGCTGAAACAGTGCGTTACGCTGGTTATACCACGCCAGCAGGCTGTGCTTATGGATGAGGGCATTGTTGATGGCCTCTTGGTGGGCAGACGAGTCCCAATGGCCAGGATGCACACGCTGCCCGGTCTGAGATCCGAAGTGATGCAGGTACGCAGTATGATCAACGCGAAGTTTGAACCCCGCCTGCTGAAACCTCAAGGAGAGGTCGAGATCGTCGCCACCCGGAAGCGCCTCGTCCAAGCCGCCCAACTCAGACAAGTCAGCTGTCCGGGCAACAATACAGAGCCCGATCAGCATGCTTGTATCGTGGATCAATGGATGTTCAAGCCCATGCATCAACGACTGCGTACCTGCAACATAATTCGACGTGGGGCCTACTGCACCAACTGCAGGGTCCTGCAGATGGTTTACGAGTTTTCGGAAAAATGCCCCACTGTCTGGTGGAAATACCACATCGTCATTCATCATACAAAAATACGGGGTGTCGCATGCCGCAAGCGCCCGATTGATGGCACGCTCCCATCCAAGGTTCTCCCCCGGATCATCGTACACCAACCATTCCAGCGCTTCGTTCTCAAGCGCCGCTTTGATCGCAGGATCAGAGCCATTGTCAATCACATGGATCTTCAATGGAAATTCCACATACCTCATAAGACTGTTGAGACACCAGTGCAACTGCTGGCGGTTGTTCCACGTGGGAATGGCAACTGTGAGCAGACGCTTCATTTCACTACCTGCCCATTCTTCACCGGATTCAGACGATCCCAGGATTCCTCGTAGCATTCGGGCTGATGTTCGCGAGTGTGCCAGTACACGTTCTCATCACACCAGCGCGCCGTATGATTCTTGTGCTGAACCTTGATCCGAGTATCCACATTGCGCGGAACCCCGTGTTTCGCTGCCCGCGAACAGAAGAACCAGTCCTCCCCGCAGCCTGTGGAGGCGAACCACGGTTGTGGAATCTGACGAAACACATCGACTTTGGTGAGCATCATGCCGGCGCCGAATGCAAGCCACCCCGGCACATGTTCATCTCCCACAATGGTGTCGCGCGGGTAATCGAAGAGAGGCGAGGACTGTTCAATAAGAGCCCCATCGGGTCCCGGGGTCTCCTCGGCACCAAAAATCACCGGGTAGATTGGGTCGCGCGCTGTGAAAGCCAGAGCGCCAACAATAGGGAGATCATTGCGCCACAGCCTGAGGAATGCACTGTACTCGAACCGCATATCATCGTCCCACCACAAGATATAGTCCGCGTTCTCGTGCAGAGCCGATTGGGCGATGTGTTCGCGGGCTTTGCCCACGAGGGAGGTGCGACTGTAATTGCAGATGGCGATACGCAGGCGCCCCAACCTGTCGTATTCCTCAGGTGTGGGGTCCGCAAGCGCGTCGCCTGGTACCAGCGGCGGCAACTCAAGGGCATCGAATTGCTCTGCGCCGATGAGCTGGCGGATCTGGGTACGCTCTGCAAGAGACCCCAGATACATCATGAAATCGAAATACTGCGGAAACGTGTCATCGTCAGGGCCAGTGTACCACGGCAGGCCCACGATGAGGGTAGTGGTCTTCAACGGATCAGATTGAACTTCAGGCGAAGAAAGTCCCATGTGGAGCCTTCTGTGGCGAGGGCGAGGCGGTGACCTGCGTGGGCGGAAACTTCAGGGCCATCTCTCCACATCAACTTCTGGCAGTTCTGGCAACGAAGAAGTTGGCGTTCGGACGGCTGCTGCGGACGAAAGAAAGAAGAGAGGAACGCCCGAATGGACGATCCCCTCTTCTCTTGTGATGCAGTCCCCATTCTTACAGTGCGCGAAGGAAGACGTGATCGGTGTACACACTGCCGTCGGTACCGACCGAATGGTCGATGGCCGTGATCTCGGACAGTGCTACGACAGGGCCAAAGTTCCCCATCGTGGCTCCGACAGAGGACAGACCAACGCTGCCAGTCCCCAGAGGAGCAATCGCGTTGCCCTCGGCAACTGTGACATTGGTGCGGGTCAGAAGTACAAGCGCGCTCTCATGGTACCCGTAGACCTGGACCAACCCAACGTCGCCGTTCGGAATGTCCTCATCTGCGAGGCCAATGAACCCCCCGATGTTCAACGCTGATCCAGCAGTAGTTCCCGGGGTGCCAGCTTCGTTCGTAGAGACCGATGCGGAAGCTACACTGTTGAGAAACTTGCTGACAGGCCAGTGTGTGGTGAGGGTCGCGCCCTCACTGTTTGTCACTGCAACCCAGACGCGTTCAGCATCGTCTCGATTGACAGATTGGATGATCATTGAAATTCTCCTGTCACACGATCCACACTACGTAGTTTGCATCGATGTCTGCCGATGCATCTACCCAGATAGATCCGTTCGCGGTGTTTGCCGAACCATCGTTGCTGTTGATCAGCACATTGACGGAGCCGGCACCATCATCAACAGCGCTGACTTGCGCGCCGATGATATATGAGCTGGTGTCTGCAATCGCAAACGCGCGTGCTGTCGTGTCCACATCAATCGTACCCGTGATCTGGCGGACATTTCCAACACTCGAAAGCGTGCGACTGTTGATGTCTCCTGCTGCCATTGGGAGTCTCCTCTATTTCTGGAATCAACTGATTCCGGTGAGCTTCCCGAGTTTCCGGCGATTGTTCGTCCCCATGTTGCCCTGGAAGAGGATCTGTGCGACCAGATTGTCCTGGTTGTGCGGACGCTGGAAGCCTTCGGGGTTCATGGAGAAGTTTGCATCCCGATGCACGAAGAAGAAGATGTGGTTCGAGTTCAGAGCATACAGCACGCCGCTCTGCACATGTTCGTCCCACTGGATCTCCGCACCCCGGAACACCGGGTTGATCGACATCTCACCGTCACCACCAGCACTGTACCGAATCGCGGGGACAATGACGCTCTCCGCAACTTCGTGTACGGCCTGCGTGGTGAAGAGCCCGTCCGGCGCTGACGTGTCGGACTGACCTTCCTGACAGTCGTTGAACAGGGTCCGCAGTTTCGGTACGAGATTGACTGCACCAGCACCGACCGACGTCTGCTTCTGGTTACGCCAGGTCTCATTGTTGGCCGAGTTGATATCGCCGTAGGTCCCGGTGGTGGGATCAGAGGCGATCATCGCCGCGAGGCCCGTGATCTGCTTCGAGGAGTCGGCTGTGCCGTCGCTGACCACATCAGTGGCGATGCTGTCTGCCAGTGTGGACTGCGCCTGCATGGTCTTGTCCTTGGCC